TAGAATTCCAAGCTATCATTGTAAGCTTCAATTGCATCCTCAATATCATCACCTCTTTCAAAGGAACGTTCAACCTCTTTCAGTGCGCGTTCGTGGGATTTACCCATACGAATATATTGGTTGTAGATAAGACGCTTTCTTATGTCTTCATTTTCCTCAGCCTTTAAATCATCTTCAGATAAAGATTCTAGGTATTGAATTGTTCTTTCATATGAAGCAATCTTTGAAGGTTCTACATTGTAATTCAATGCTTCGAGAACTCTCTTTTGCTGTTCATCTAAAAGTGAATCAACCTGCTTCTTAAAGAGACTCTTTAAATCATCAGGATTATCTACTTCCTTAATATCATCTTCAGTTAAAGAAGATAAAACTCCGTCCTCTAACAAAGCGTTGGCAATGGAAGAGTAAAATTGAGAAGAACCTTCTTCGTTAGATTCGGGAGTTTCTTCTTCTGTATTTTGTTCTTCTTCATTATCACCTACGCTCTCTTGAGGTTCATTATCCTCATCGGTTTCTTCTAAAGAATCTAATTCGTTTATTTCAGAATCATCTTCTGATTCTTCTGGGTTTTCACCACCATTGTCGTCTATATCATCTAGCTCTATTTCGCCAGAATCAGGACCTTCTAAATTGTCCAGACTTTCAATCTCTTCTAATTCAAAATTAATATCCATTTTTTCTTCTCATTTAATTAATAAATTAATACTACAAATATACTGGAGAGACCTTATTTAAAAATCTAATTAAAGTTTTTGTAATCAGCTGATTGTTATCGTTGTAGTTTCACCTTTATTTTGTGCATCTTTTATTCTTGCAGTTAGGTTGTTCATATAGAATGTAGAGTTAGTTACTTTACCAACTGTTTTATTCTCACCAACTATAATGCAACCAGATGAACTATTTTGGTCCGAACCATTATGTATTAAGATACCTTCAAAGTAAGGAACATCTAACAATCTAGGAAGCTCTCTGTTAAACTTTGGAGAGTGATTTACAACCACCTTGAAAGTACCATAAGGAATAGCTGTTTGATGCATAACTTTTGTTAAACCATCATCAAACTTTCCATTCTTATTTAGGTCTATTACTTTATCCTCTATAGTATCACAGTAATAAGTACCATTTATGAAAAGTTTGCCGATAGTATAGTTAGGCTTTAGAGCTATTCTTTTTAACTCTAGTTTCATAATTCTTAGTAATTTTTTTGTTCATAGATTTCACTTCTACGGAAAGAGTATTTACAAGCTTGTGTAAACCTAAAATAGTAGTCTTTAATTCAGAGTTCTCTATAGTTAAAGATTCTATTCTGTCTTTTAGATTTTCATTCTCAAGAGTTAGCTTGTCAATCTTGCTATTTAGAATATTTCTTTCTTCCCTGTTCTTCGCATTTTCAAGCTCTAAAGTATCGTTCTTAAGTTCGGAAGCTTGAAGGTCAGCAAGAATACCATCCTTCAGCTTAGTATATGCAGCAAGCCCGTCCTCCATATTCTTTATATAGTTGTTATCAACCTCTGCAGAATATTTCTTTTTCGTGAATACGAAAGTTACGAAAGAACCAACAGCCGTAGTAACAACGGTAACTAAACCGTTTAAAAGTATTTCATTCATTTTATTACCTCAATAAACTTATTCTGTGTTTCTTTGATGTAAGGGTTCTTCTCTTTTATTTCAACTTCCACAACGACATCTCTCTTCTGGAACCATCTAATGAAGAAACATTTCGATGGTTTTCTAAGTATCTTTTTACTATGTACTATGATATGTTTCTCACTAGTAAAACTAGGAGATACAACCAAAGTATTCGGATATTGCAAAGATAAATCTAACTGATACCAAGGGTCTCTGATAACCGTATCTACCTTAAGGTCTTTTACAAAGATAGTATCACTCATTTGTATAGTGTCTACTCTTTGAGCTTGACTCTTAATATAGTAAAGAGCTTTAATCTCTTTTTCTTTTACCTTCAACTCTTTGGCTGTACTCAACAATTCATTAGATATAGAATCATTGAGATACGTAAGCTCCTTTATAGAGAAAGATAATAACCTGTTGTTTGTGGTTATTGAATCTCTCTCTAATAAGGATGCTTCATAGTTAGATATGAATCTATCTCTATCAGCTTCAGCAGACTTGAGTTTTTTATACAAGCCTACTGAAGTGATGAGTAATCCGACAAATAAAAAGATTATTGCTAATCTTATTTTTGTCATATTATAAATCTTTTACAACATATATTGTATGTTCATCTCTTACCTCAAGAGCATCTAACTCGGCTTTAGTTAAAGACTTCACTTTCATAAGCTCCGAGATTTGCTTCTTAAGGTCTTTAACAGTTTCAGAAAGATTAATCTCATCCTCAACAGAATTAGAACTTCTTATAACCTTCCAGTTCTCTTCTTTCTTTAACTCACAGCAAGTTATAGTAGATTTACCAACATATACATAAGTGGTAAATTCTTTGTTTATATCATCTACCACTGTTACGTATAAACCTAAACGTCTAAAACCTTTAGGTACTCTACGCATAGTACAAGCAAATGATTCTTCCTTTCTAAGCCAAAGATGATTAGTAAGGAACATTACTTCACTAAGTCTTTTACCTGTATATTCATCTATGACATTACTAAGTAAGGTTAGAGGGTAGATATTTCTCACTTCCTCAGTACCATCACCTTTCTTGAAATACTTCTTAAGCTGATGTCTCTCACTCTTTATAGCCATTTTCTTACCTGCAGGGTGTCCATTCTGACACTGACAACTGCACTTATAATCACAACTCATATCTATTAAAAATTACCTGTTTCTACTATTCTAATGTAAACCTTTAAGTTATTCTCATAGGCTTTACCCTCGGGTACTGACCAATCTTCTGAGTAAATCTTTTTAGTATCTATTTGAACTTTACCTTTGAACATATAATAACCGACTTCTAAATCAGTTAAATCTATTTCAAAAGTAGGATTTAAACTTCCTACATAACTTTCTTTATTTAATAGCTTTACAATACCTCTACGTTTGGAACCTTCTGGATTATACTCTATAGCATCACGTTGTGTTTTATATAGGAAACCTATTGTACTATCTTTATTTATATAGTAGTCACGTCTAAATTCCTTATTACTATCTTCAAATCCTAAAAAGTCTTTTACTTCTGTAGTTAATTGAAGTTTCATACTATAAGGTTTACCCTCTTTATCTTTAGCATTTCTGAAAGCTGTCCTATCTATAGTAATGAAATCACCATTTATTTTATAAGCTTTAAGATAGTCTATTTTTCCACTATGAATATTAAAATCTACACTCTTATCTAATGTTAAATCATAATTGGTGCAGTTAAAAAAGAATTGAACCTTGTCTTCATATTCTTCAGATACTATCATAGAGTGTACGTGAGGAGTAGCAAATTGCTGGGTATTTCTAACGTAAAACGTTATAGGACCTACATCTCCAGTATATGAAACAGTATCCTTAACCCAAACAGGCTCTGCATTATAAAACATTAAAGGTCTAAACCTCCATTCATCTAAAGCTTTTACTTGAGGACAGAATATATTACCAGCTTTCTTGTACTCATTATAAGTCATATCAAGACTTAAAGTTATATAAGGGTACATATCACTAGATACTTTAAAACTTTCACTTCTATACTCTTCTTTCCTACTTATAGATGCAGTCTTATAAACTAATACTGCAAAACCCCTATTATCATAATCATCATACCCGTCTTTAAACCTATCATACTCTCTTGGATTACCATCCCAATCTACATAGTTAGGTTTATACTTATTCGGTATAGTAAGTTTCCTCAGAAATTCTTTATCAGATAAAGCTTGGTTTTCTTTTCCAATATATATCTTCATATTAGTATAATTAATAGGTAGGAGAGTTTTACCTCCCCTACCTTGTTAATTTAATTATGGATTTCCACTAATAGTAATACCAATTACAGGTAGAGATTCAGCTTTATGGAATACTATAAAGTTATACCTTGTACTTGAATCAGTATCTATTAAATAAGTACCACTATCTATATTTACATTATTGTTATCTTGGATAACATAAGAAAAAATTTCCTTACTTGAAGAAATGGTTACAGGCATTATAGTATCAAATTCAAAAATTCTACCATTCTGGTTGCTACCTATGGAATTAAGTTGTTTACCACCTTGATATACTCCTATAATATCTGCATAATCTTTAATACCAACTTTCTTCTTTCTATTTTCTCCAAAGAATACAATTAAGTTTTCAAGTTCTGGTACTCTAGAATCCTTGACAACAAAAGCCTTGTTATTACCTACAGTCTTATATTCAAGATTTAGATTTTTTCCATAGCTGTTTTCATCAACGCTAAAGTAATCCAGTTCACCTACTAATTCTAAAGCTCTGCTACCATCAGATTTAATTCGGTAAACCTTAAGTGGTTTATCAGAATCTAGATAGAATTCATTTTCCTTCTCAATAAATGCATTTGACTCATCTTGGCGACGCGCATTTATTGTTCTAATCTTGTATTCTTTTATACCATTATCTTCAAGGAATCTAACTTTATAATCAGTATATTGTTCAGCGTTACCTACACTAACTATATGACCTTCAACATCATCTGGAGAAATAACTATATTACTTAGATTTCTAGGTGCTGCTGGAGGAGTTACTGGTTGTACACCATAATCCTTAGAAGCGTTTCTAGATAAGTTGCTGTTATATTCTACAGTGTAAGTTTGATTCAAGTTAGTATCAGGATTCATTGCTACAGTAGACCACTTGTGGTTTGTAGCGTTGAAAGCATATTTAAATACTTCACTCTTGTTACCAAAGGTTGGGTTGTCGGAGATGTTTTCTTTATTACCATAAAGAACTACAGAAGAAGCTTGTTCCTGAACTTGTATAGCACCGCTCTTCATAGAACCATCAGACATTTCATCACCGAAGTATAGAACACCTGTATGATTCTTTGCCTTTAGGTTATCAGAAGTTACACCTTCATATACAGCCTGTCTATAGCTGAATACATTCTTATTCTTTATAGACTTTCTTGGGCTGTAATCCGAATCAGACTTTCTACTACTTACAGATAGATAACTATAGTCTATTCTATCGCCATTAGGCTGCTGACCATTCCATATATGATTTATAACAGTATAAGCATAAGGTTTTGCAGCATTTCCGTAATTAACAAGATTATCTACATTAGTTTCATTTTCAGTAGCACCGTACTTCACTAGATATTCATTTCTATATGGTAATGCCATAGTGGGTTCATAAGAACCATCGGATTTAAGCTTACCTATATAAATATTATTACCTACCCATTGATGATTTATTCTAGCACCCTTAGCCTTAATCTTATCTAAAGTTACTTCATCATAAGAGTTTCTATTGAAGCTTAAAGCATAATCATTTACAATAGTAGGAGCAGTACTAAAATCATTTGCTGGTCTTCTACTTTCTACAAAACTAATAGTAGTAGCGGGTGTTGTAGCCCAAGTTACAGTCTTAATATTGTAAGCATACTTGTTAGTAGCACTTCCTGTATCATTTAACTGATTAACATCTGTTACATTTTCTGCACTACCATACTTAACCGATTCGGTAATATTAGCTGGTAATTCCTTAATGAATTGGAAAGTACCATCAGACATAACATTACCTACATATAACATAGCTTCGTGTCTACGTCTTACTAATTCTTCTGGAGTAGCAGCTTGGTATGTATTTTTAGCAAAACTTAAAGCATTTGCTGTTACAACAGTTACAGGTGCAACATAGTCATATTCAGGTTTTCTTTGTACTATCTTATGATACTCTATAACGTTAGTACCATCAACCCACTTAGCTAGTCTAGTTATATAGAAATACTTATATTCTGCACTCTTAGCTGAACGCAGATTACGTACGTCAGTTTCATTCTCTGTTCTACCATATAAGCTACCGTTACCTACAGTAGGTACAACATCCTTGATATACTGGAATGTACCATTAGACATTAAGTTACCTAAATATAGATTATTCTTATAATCTCTTGCTAAAGCCTTTGTAGAAGTTGCTTCATCAAAACTAGTCTTTGAGAAGCTATATACATTAGCTCTAGCTACTGTTACAGGAGCAGAATAATCGCTTTCAGGTCTTCTTCCAGTTACAGTATAATAAGTAATATCATAAGGAGTTTGAGTAGAACCATCTGTAATATCAGATTGTGTATTGAAATGCCAATTATGTTTAACTACATTATAAGCATACTTATACTCAGCACTACCTACATTAGTAATATCATCTACTTCAGTCATATTATCTACACCACTATATAACACTAAGTTTTCAGTAGTATGAGGTATAGTATCTACTGATTGTAAAGTATTATCTGAGTATAAATCACCTTGATATAGACTACCTGTATACTTCTTAGATATTACATCATTCTTTGTAGCTTCTACAAAAGCATTCTTATTATAAGATATTACTCTTCTACGTAATCTTGTAGGAGGTGCTACAGGTTCTATATAGTCAGCACCAGGATTTCTACCTGCAATAGTACTATAAGTAAATACAGTATTCTGTCCGTCCTTCCAATAGTGAGTAACCTGATTGTAAGCATACTTAAAGGTAGCATTCTTAACACCAAATTGTGTATGCTCAGTATAAGAAGGTTGATTACCGTAAACTACTTCATTAACTGTAGAATGTACAAGAGACTTCTTAACTCTGAATGTACCATCACTCATAACATCACCTTGATAAATATTACCAGCATAGTTGGAATTCTCAATGTTATTTGTATCTAAAGCTGTGTATCTATCATTTGTAGAGCTATAGACATTTGCATTAACTACTGTAGGTTCAACTGGCTTAGGAGTAGGAGGAGGTGTTGGTACAACAGGGTTACCATCAATAGTTGTAACACTTTCCATCAACTTATAGCTACCATTAATAGCTACACCTATCTGGTCTTTATCAAATGTTCTTATGATAACATTCTTACCAAGATTTAAAGTACCATTAGTAAATGAACCACCATATGTAAAATCTAAAACTGTGTTATCAGGAATATTAAGTGTAGCACCCTTTAAATCGTGATTGAATCTAATAGCATAGATAATCTTATCGCCTGTTCTAGAAAAGCTATCATCAGTAAGAGGCTTTTCATTTCTTAGATAAACAAAACCATACTTACTCTTAGAGTTGTTAGGTCTTTCTGCAAATGAAAGTCTATCATCCATATCCCAAGTTAAATCATCAGGATTTAATTGGGAAGAGTTCTTAATATCCTTCTTTAGCGGTTCGAACTTCTCTTTTCTAATCTTATCTATCTTCTCGTTTATTCCATTAATGAATATATCTCTATCTGATATTCTTAAATAGGTATCACTGATAACATTACCTTCAGCATCCATAAGAGCCTTATCAGCAATAAACTCATCATACATCTCTAATTGCTCACCATTCTCTACAGAGAACACGGCATCAAACTTTGATACAATATCATTGAAGAGTCTCTTAGACTTTCTCCAAGTACCATTCTTTGAGCAAACATATAGAGTAGAGTTCTCTAGCGTATCACCAACAAAAGCGTGGTCGCCTACTTTAGGACTAGGAGCTGAAAGCTTTAGTTCCTGTTCGTTATTGAATAAACCCTTGAATGTAGCAGAACCAGAGTTAAACCATTCCCAGTTCGTGCTATTCTTAATTGTTTCAGGTAGTGTATTACCACCAACGAATCGCATTACTTCAGCAACACCTGAATCAGTATCAAAGTATGATACTACAGCACCAATCTTCTTACCTTGTGATGGCTTTAGCTTGGAGAACCAATCCATAGCCTTATCTAGTGTATTAATGTTTTTAGGAACATTAAGGAAGCCACAAGGGATTAGAGATAGTAAATCATTTACTGTAGCTAATACATTCAGGTTGTTCTGAACAATAGCAACTCTTTCTTCCCCCGTTAGAGGGGTAGAGTCACTGAAGTCAGTGTCCTTTACCCCATAAAACGATAGGAGACGATTCTTAAAATCTGAATTTCCCATTTAATTAATAAATTTAGTTATTTAACTTCTTGAGTTCTATTTCTCTTTTTTCCTCCCACTGCTTTTTCTTGAAGTCTAGCTCAGCATCAAACTGCCTATCCTTTTGTTCAAGTGTAAGCCTTTCTTCCTCAGAGAATGCATCATCGTCAGTTCTAAACACCATCTGATTGTGATTATTCTCAGCCTGTATAAGTGCAATCTTGAGCTTGGTCTCATTATTTCTCTGATTAATAGCATCCTGCAATTGCATTTCAAGTTGCTTGTGTTCAAGTTCCTTTTGTTGCATTTCTTGCTGCATCTGCATTTCCTGTTCGTGTCTTTGCTGTGCAGCTTGCTGCATCTCCATCTCATTTTGCTGAATCATATTAATCTTTTCAGCAATAGATGCAGAAGAGTAGAGCTTCATAATCGAAGAGAACGAAAGTGTTTGAGTTTGTAGAGCAGCTTGTGCTAATTGTTCAATCTTCATATTTAGATTGTTTGTAGCAGAAGAAGAATCTACAACTAAACCATAATCACATTCTGCAAACTCATCACCTGGAATCATCATCATTTGAATTGATGTATCAGGTAATATATTTTGTAATTTAGGATTAGTACCTCTAAGAGCTATCTTCGCAGTTTCTAGGAAACATTCTAATACTCGTTTCTTCAGATTATCGTGCGTAGAGAATAACCATTCAGTAATAGTAGATGACTGAAGGTTAGAACGTTCAACACCACCAACAGTTTCTCTGTTGTAAATCTGACCTTCTCTTTGTCTAGATATACCTGCTACTTCACCCATTTCAGCTTTGATAGATTCTAGTAACTGAATATGAGAAGCAATAGCACCAGATAAATCCATATCCACAGAGCCTGCCATATTGTTGTTTAACGCTCCAGAAAGCTTACCTAAAGAAGCGCCTCTATTACCTTCATTGAATGAATCAACTACTGCAATATGAGCAGTCTTTAGATAGTACATCCATTTATCTATATCCCAACTATCTGGTACTTTAGCAAGGTCTAATTGAATTACCTTACCTAAATTATCCTGTATAAGCTTATTTAATTTATCGTGAACAAGATTATACTGATAGTTGTAATACTTCATCATATCAACCATTGAATAAGGTGTATCTTCATTAATGCTGTAGATAGAACCTATAATACCAAAGTGACATTTTGAAGGGTTAGATAATCTGTTATATTGAATTTTTCTTGGTCGGATATTAACGTAAATATCCTTACCTATTAGAGTACCCTCCCAAGCTTCATTTACAACAATAAGCTTTTCAGTCTCACCATTGTCTTTATCAGCTTTATATTCTTCAGGCATTAGGTCTTCAACCATTTCACCTGTATCAGGGTCTATTGAAGTAATCTTTTTAAGTCTTCTTCTAGACTTCCAATATACTTGGAGTACTCTAATGTTATTGTATTTATCGTAAGGTGTGGGTAATGCACCGTCAAGTATAGGTTCTAGTACACCATCAATAGATTCTACAGCAAGAGAAGATAGGAAGTTATTTAAGTTCTCTTCATTATCATTGCTTTCTATATCTCTATTTTCTAGCTTCCTAATATCAGCTTGACTTAAATCATCATAGAACGTATCATACACCTTAGAGAGGGGCCAGTAATCTTCAATAACAATTACGTCAGAATCTTCCAGCCTAGGAGAGCTACCACCTTTAAAAGCTCTAACCTTAAGAGGATTTAATCTTTCTACTGTAGGTTCACCATTTATAATATCACATCTATAAATTTCTTCTCCTACAATAAGGGCATCCATAAAGCCTTGATTAAACATCAAAGGCATATCTAATTCTTTCACATAATGATTGAGTAAGAAGTTACCTCTTATCTCTCTCATATCTTGCCAAGATGCAAACTTCTTTGCTAACTCTTGGGCTTTCTGATTAAATTCTTCTTGGTCTTGAACTTCTTGTTGAAGGATAGCAAGCAGTGATTGTTGTACTGCATTTACTTTATCTTCCTCCATTTTAGAAATGGCAGTAGGGTTAGTGACGACTACTTGAAAGTCAAATGGTCTTCTTATTTCCTCACCTCTTAGAACATTAAGTTTAGAATTTATGATTGGGTAGTGCTTAATGTTGTCTGGAATATAAGTGTCCTCTAAAGAGTAAGGATTAAGAAGGTCCATCATATCCTGCATATCAAGAGTACCATTCACTAAATCGTAATTAATCTTTTGGTCTCTAATATTCTTCCTAATCAAATCAGAATGGAGAAGAGATGCGTTTTCTGCCCATTTAACGCATTGCTCTTTCCACTCCTTATTTTTCTTTGATTCAGGTATGTTTTGAGGTGGAAAATGTAACTTCATATTTATATATAATTTGTTACTTCAAATATATTACCTATATCAAAATAATAAAAGTTCTTATTCTTTTTCTAATGCTTTAAGAACCGCTTGTCATAATTGTTTTTGAAGAACTTATCATTGCCTTTATAGTGCTTTGATTTACCTACAATACTAGTAGGATTCTCTCCAAAATCAATCATCTTTTGTTCCCTATAAAGCATTAAAATACCAAGACAGGAAACACGGTCAAAGTTACCATAAGAATTATAAGCAATAAGTTCCTTTAGTAATGCAATACCCTTAATATTATAAAGGTTAGATACTATTGTATTCTCACCTATTGTAACACTCTTCATTAACCACTCTCTAGTTCTTTCTCTAGCGTGTGCGTTAATCCCTGCTGTAGCTGGTATACCCTTGGATGTATTACCAATAGGAGGAGCCTTTAGTAATTGCTTCTCTGTTAGGTAAGGCAAGGAATCTTCAAGTAAGAATAACATATTCTTCTGAGAGCAGAATGAGAATAAACCCTTCTTGTTGTTTTCATAGCATATCTTACAGTTGTAAAATAAAGCTATAGAGCAACAAGTCTCATAGAAGAAATCAGCTCTCTCTGGTCTACCTGTATATTCACAAACAATCTGGTCTGTAAATAAATCTAATACCATAAAGCTACCTAGAGATGCTGTATCAGCTTGGTCATTATCATATGGGTCCATAGCTGCAATATATCTTCCTTGTGTAGGTTTACCTGATGAATCCTTAATAGGTAGTGTAAAGAACTCTATAGCACCTTTAATCTTATTACTCTTATGTGGGAATATACGAATAGGTAAATCATTAGAAGGTACGAATCTTGTATCTAAACCTTCTCTAACTATTTCACCTACATAAACATCAGAAAGAGCATTAGGGTCTGCTTCAAGCTGTCCTAATCTATCATTTATCTGGGCTATAGGGAAGATAGAATTGGTGGATTTAAGGATAGCCTCTTTAGGTGTAATAGGATTTTCAGCAATAGTTCTTACAATAGAATCAGGGTCATCTGAATTATACTTTACATTGTATCTATTCTTTAGAATGTCTAATAAAGACATAACCACATCAGAAATACCATCCTTATTGTATCTACCTTTACGATTAATAAACCCAGGGAAGAAGTAACAGAATTTAGGCTTACCTATACCTGCTTCATCATATACATTTGGTATACCATAAATCTTATAACCATCTGGGTTGTACATAAGCTCCTGTGCAGAATAGAATTCTGATTCATCAGAACCTGCCGTACCAAGAGCGTATATAAGACCATTGACAGCTTCACCATCTTCTACAGAAGGTAAGAGAGTATTATATAAAGCCAAAAGAGAAGGGAAAGAACCGAACTCTTCAATAAGAATATAACCACGTTTACCACGAGCTTTTGATTCATCATCTTTAACTGCTACCCCCATTACGGTATTTAAAGTACCTTTTTCAACACCTGTCTCAGCATCCTTATAACCAGACTTCCATATCATTTCATTGAGTGAGTCCTTAATTCTAGCTCTAGGGAATTCAGTGTGTTCGGCTACAAAGTCAATATCTACAATGTACTTTGAAATAGTACCATCCTTATCTTTAATATATTCCTTCAAGTAACCTAACAGAATGGTTACTCTGTCCTTTGTAGTATCTAACCCTTCGCCTAAAACGAAACGCTGAGCCATAATAGAAGCTAATGTAAATGACTTACCAGCACCACGTCGAGCTAATTCAGCACAGTGTAAACCACCTTCGAAGTTATTGTATAAACCTCCATATCTAGCTTGCTCTAAATAATGAGTTCTCAGATACACACCTTCCCAGAATTCAGGGAATGCTTCAACACGACTAGCTACCTTAGTAGAACCATCCTTAAATACAGATAGCTTTAATCTAGAGTAGTTAAGGTAGTAATACATAATCCCTGTAACCCATTCACCATCTGATTCTCTTACATACCCTTCTAAGCATCGTCTGGCTTCTCTCTCTAACCACTTTCTAAAATTAGAGTTAGGACTACCATTAGGTCTAAGGAAAGTGTAGCATCCGTGCTTCTCAAAGTGAATAGCTGATTCTCTAAAGTAATCTATATCTTCTATGATATGCGGATTAACTAGGTCTACTATTATTCTCCCCTTAGAATCTCTTGGTAAATCTTTAGCTCTCTTTCTATTTGGAGATATTAAGTTCTGTATGTAAGGTACAGAATGAACGAAGTGCAAGAATTGTTCTCGCACTTCATCTGGGTATTGACTTAATAACTCTTCTGTTATCTTTGTTTGAAACTCATTTGTTTCTATAATTTCCGTAGTCATAAAGTAATTTCTTTAACACTAAATATTTAGATTCTGCTTCACTTAAATAGTTAGCTTTAATAGAGCCGTGTGCGATTATAAAAAGAGATGAACCACATTCTCTGTATACCACAAGAGTTTGGTAGATGCTCACATTCCTGCTATCTCTATAATAATCTAAGTGCGCTCTTTTGAGTTTCAAGAGCTTAAGCAATTTCTTTTCTTGTTTATCCAAAGATACCATCATCCATCACTGATTTTTGTTTATTACCACGCATTCTAGAATTCTCTTGAACATCAGAGAATAATGCCTTTTCAGTCTCATCCATCATCTTAATCAAATCAGGCATTTCCTTAATAGCCTTCATAACAGCTGGGACTTGGAATACAGGCTTACCCTTATCATCACGTTCATCAATGTTAATACTACGTAATGTCTTTCTAAGATTATCTATCAGGAATCTAGCATCTTCTAGTAGTAGAGAAGATAGTGGTTTGAATGATTTATAATATTCAATGGCTGCTTCTAATTCGGCGTCAGGTTGCCACTCAGGAGCTAAACCTAAACTATCTTTAATCTGCTCCATTCTCTCCTCATCATCAATATAGATTTGGAAATCTGAACGAGGGTCTGCATAGAAATAAATAAAAGCGAGTTCATTATTTGCTTTACTCTTGTCCTTTGATTTATCTCTATTCCATAATAACTTAAAAGGCTTTAGGGCTAAAGCCTCTTCCGAGATTGTAACCCTAAAACCTTCATACTTAAACAACTTAATCATAATCTTCTATGACTAGACTTATATCAGAATCTGTTAATATCAGATATTCAACATCATTAACTATAAGAGTAGGGATGGTATAATGTACTAACTCTGTCATACCATTTAGCTCTTCTCTTGCTGAACCCTTCGGTATAGAAGTCTTTCTATACTTGGCATAACTAACCATTATCAAATCACCTTCCTTGTAATTGGTAACCAGTGGACCCACAGAAACAATTCTCTGTATTTCTGAATACTGACAGTAAGGGTCTCTCATAAATCCTTTTGCTTCCGTCTCGGTATCAGCCGTAGTTTGTATATAATTATAACTCGGCTTTATCTTCTTTATGTTTATTATACTCATTGTAATGTCTAAAAAATTTACCTAAATATGGTATGCTAATGCTAAGATTGTTGCATTCCTTTAGTTCCTCATTCACGGCTTTCCAATATAACCTGTATATTCTATCTTCAGCCTTTTTACTTAACTGGGATTTCAAATCTAATCAATAATGAAAGTTCTGAATCTTTTATGTGTGGTATAAACTTTGGGTTTAACCTATTGTCTATAATCACATTCTTCTTTCTAAGTGAAGTTAGCAATACTTGAAGATGTATCATAGTTATATCCATCTCCTCTATTATCTTCTTTCTATAAGTATCAGAGAGTATTGTTGTATCAAGTATCTCCTTATCTAGGATTACCTCTTTTAACTCATCTCTGTACTTATAAAGTTTTGAAGCTAATATACACTCCTTGTTAGAAAGGTTGTGTAAAGGCTTTAAAATAAGGAACCAATTTAGGAACAACTCATCATAGTCATTAGACTTGATTTTCAGTATGTTCGTTGGTCTCATTTATTCCTACAAATTCTTCTAAGAATTTAAATACGTTTTCTTGAATATTACTTGGTAGCTTATCCTTAATCTTGGCTAGCTCAATCATATACTCAAGTCTCTTGTAATAACCAGCAAGATTACTCATATAAATCTGCTGTTCAAGTATTGCTCTTTCTTTAGGACTTAGTTCATTAGAACTGTTCTGAGTTAAGTCCTGCTTTTCTTTTGTATTCATTTACTTCTACTGCCCAATGATAAAGTGATAGTTTCTTGTTTTGCTTATTAGTATCTTTCTCAATAAGCTTTTTCTTTGTAGATTTTTCTACAGTTTTTTCTTTCTTAGTTGTTTTACTCATTGCTGAATAATGCTACCAGTTGTTATAAAGTTACTTAAATACTTGAGAGAAAATTCAAACATAACCTTTAGTGAATCTGCTAATTCTTTGACTGAGGTTTCTGTTATCTTTTCATCTTTGTCAGAAGCAAAATTATATATTTTATTTGACTTATACAAACTCAGGAGTAAATCCAATGCTATCCCACTCTTATCTGATAGAATCTTGATTGGCTCTAGTAGGGCTTGTTGAATTAAGTTCTTTACTTCTCTTTCTATATCCGAATCTCTAGTCTCCTTATCTAGTGTTTCTATGATTCTATTATAAATGTAGCCACCACCAACAACGTACTTTTTAGCACCAACTATTGAAAATGCATCATCAATAGCATCACGCTTTTGTTTAAATTCTGCGTCAGATAGAGAAGGAAGAGAAATCACATAATGAGTGTTGTCGCCCATATAAAGTGCGTTTCCTTTAATGGTTACCTTATCTACTGCATAGTGAGTTATAAGTCTAAAATCAGGTAATACTCTAAGTCCTTTTGGTGGTAATAAAGACTGACAGATATTTACAACTATACCGAAATCTCTAAAGATGTTAGAAGCAAAAGCTCTAGCTTCATCTGCACCACCTTTAATCATCTTCATAACTAAGGTGTAAGGCAAGCCAAATAACTCATCAGAGGCATTTGAAATGCGGAAGATTTGAGTTAATCTGCTAATCTCTTTATACAAGTCATTATAATTTGAAAACTCCTTAACATAAAAAACTATTGATTTGTATTCAGTTAATGGTTGTCCATTTGGCTCCTTTCTTACTGTTTGTAGAATAGGTGAAGTTATATTGGTTTTATATCCCTTGTATTTAGATATGAAGTATAGATTATCTTCACTCTTGTTTACTTCATATGTATAGTTACCTTCAATATTCTTAGGCATTAATTTCAGTAACCTCTCATCATTATTGAGAACTACAGATAACATATTGGGTATATCTTCCTTCTTAATTGATTCGGCATTCTCATCAATTATAGCTTGAATTCTCTCCTTTTCTTTCTCTACAAATTCAGCAATCTTGAATGGAGGATAACTAAAGTCTTTATTGAAATGCTTTATCAGAGAATAGGTAACAATAGAAGTAGAAGTGGAACCATCCTTATTGATGTCGTTGATATACTTAACTAACCCAACGAAATCTTTGATAATGTTATTCTCAATTATGTCTTCTGATGATACAGCTGATATTACTGATAAACCATCCTTGGTATATACCTGTTCGTATTGGTTTGATATTAATACACTATCGCCATATGGTCCATAGGTTGTTTTAACCAATTCATCTACAG